TCCGGCCTGAAGGATGACATTGAAACTCGTTGTGCTGCATGACGCTCCATATTTCACCGCCAACGCGGCATCGTCCAGATTTTGGATGAATCCGACTTCACCCTTGGCAAGCGTGAAGACAGTGCCGGTGGCGGTGGCTTTGGCAAAGTTGCTGGGGACGCCAGCGCCTTGAAAGTTTTTGATGTCAATGGTCATTTGCATGGCGGTCAGCGGATGGCGTTGGTGTGCCGGGTGGCGATTTGAGAGAGGTGAAAATCGAGCAGCCTTTGGATGCTCTGGCTGGTTTGTTCTTGGGCTCCGGTGCGCAGGTAGGCCTGCACGATGGATTGCCGCACTGGGATGTTGAGGAAGGCGGGCACCTTGAGGACGGCCCATTTGCTGGCGGCGAGATCCGTGGAAAAGGTGCCGCTGGTGTGAGCGGTGAGGCAGTAGTAGCAATCATTGCTTTCCAGACGCACATCGCCGACGACATACTGGGTGCCGGTCGCCCAGGCGGTGCTGGAGAACACGGGCGGTGCCTCGATGTGGGCCACCCAAAGCGTGGCATCGGTCACGGTGTCCGGCACGATGATGCCGCTGCCGGTGACCTCATACTCTCGCGGCGTGGGATTGCTGCTCTTCCACGGGTGCTCTTTGGTGACGCCAAGGATGTGGCAAACGCCCCAATAACCCGCGCCCACGGTGTCGAGGTCGATGATCTGCGAGGTGACAGTTTCGGAGGTGGCTTTGCGCAGTTCACGCCAGCCGTCGAGATTCCACGGATAGGCGTAATCGAGCGCCGTGTTGATGTAGGAAGTGAACCGCGAATTCATGGTGGCATCCTGCGCGGTGAGCAGGCCGGCATCTTGAATGCAGCCATCGCGCAGGGTTTTGAAGGCAATGCCGATCATGCGGCCACCCCCATCCCATACTTGCTGCCCATCACGATGGCAGGCGCGGTGCCGGTGCTGGCATCCATGTCAGGCGTCCAACCGCTGCGGGGCTTGGCGCTTTGATACTTGACGACGGTCTGCGTGTTCTTCTTGGCGTAGTCGCGGCGAAATTCGTCCTCTGCCCACACGTTTTGACAGCCGAGTTCATTCCGGCCTTTGTTCAGCCAGTAGAAGTAAGAATTGGAGTCGATGCTGCTGGAGATGTAGCCGAGGCCATCGACGGCCGCACTGCGGGCATGGCCCACTTCACTGCGGCTCTGCTCCTTCTGCATGGCCCAGTGCTTCTGCAATTCCCAACCCGTGCGAAACTCCTTCTCGACAGCGGCCACGAGCGCGGGTCCACCCTGCGCGTGCAGCTCGGCAATGAGTTCTTCGGAGTCAAACATGAGTCAGGAAAGGCAGAAGGTAGGAACAAAGAACAACGAACAAAGAACCGCCTTCACCCCTGCTGCGGCCCGGTGTGATCCGAGCCGCAGCAGGTTGTGCTGTCAGGCGTTGGGTTTGCCGTCAGGATCGACGGCAAAGCATTAGATGGCGTCATCGACATCAGTGATGCCAAGGAGAACCTCAGCGACACCGGCAGTGATGTCCGCAGGCGCACCGGTGGAGCCCTGCGTGGTGAAGCGGGCCACCAACACATCGCTGGCGACACCGGTCGTGCCGGCTTCCGTGACCGGAGCGGCACCCGTGGCACCGATCAGCACGGCGGCCGTCTTGGCGTCCTGCGCATCAATGAAATTGTCGGGATCGCCATCCGTGCCCACCTGGATGGTGAGCGTGCCGGTGGTGGCAAACGCGGTGGAGATGTTCACCGCAGCCTTGTCCACGATGAATTTCGTGGGCGTGGAGCCGAGCGTGACCGTGACGGTATCGCCCTGCGTGGTCCAGGTGCTGGTGTTGATCACATCGAAGGGGATGCGGAAACGGTGCGTGAAGCCCGTCTGGCGCTTGGTTTCGGCGCTGAGGCGCTCGATCTTGATGCCATTGCTGGCGGAAGTGGCGGTGGCGAGGGTAACTGCTTGGTCAGCCATAAAAGTGTCCTTTCAAAAGAGGGGGTGAGAATGAATCTGCGAGGGGAAGAAATCCGGGGCCGCGTTCTTCACGCGGCCCCGGTGTCAGGGTTAGATGTCGGCGGTGGCGGCGAACTTCGCGAGGCCGAGCGGGTTCTTGACCGCGAGGCCGAAGATGGCGCTGATCACACCACGCGGACCGCCGTCCAGATCAGGCAGCGCCTTGTAGGCCCACTGTTTATTAAACTTGAGTTCGAGCATGCTCATGTCCAGAGCGTAGCCGCGACGGGCATCGGCCGCACCGGCGGAGAAGCCGAGCCAGTTGGACAGCACGAGGTCGTAGGTGCCAAAGTCACCGGTGAAGCTCTCGATGGTGTCGCTCCACTTTGTGCCCTGACCGCGATTGGTCTGGGTGATGGCGGTGAAGTTGGACACGGTGGGCGAGTAGCCAACCATCTCGGTGAAGCGGGCCTTGAGGCTGGTGCCGCAAACGAGCATGTAGGTGCCGCGTTTGCCGGTCTGGGCATACTGGCTCTTCATCACGTTGTTCACCGTGGCACGGGTGAGGCTGGCCAGCGCGGTGGTGTCGATGCTGGCGGAAGGCGTGCGGAAGGCGGAGGGCACCGGAAGCACGGCCTGAGCACTGCTGAGCGCCCACTTGCCGAGGGCTCGCGTCTTGTAAGGCACCGTGCCGTTGTCGGCCTGTGCCTCGTTGTCGCTGCCGAGAGTGGCTTCGACATCGCGTTTGCACTCGATGGTTTTCTTGGCGATGGCACCAGCCATTTCGGAGGCGAGGCCGGCCACGTCGGACACGTCCTGCGCCATCTCCGTGACCATCGGGGTGCGGCGCACCTTCTGGACGTAGTTGGAGAGCAGGCCGCGATTTTCAGCGGCGTCTTCGTAGGTGCTCACGTCGGCACCATCAACAACGCCGTCGGTGCTCGGGGTGGCGTAGGCGTCGGCTTGCCAGTCAAAGCGGGTCTTGACGGCGGCTTTCCCTTTCGGGATGGCGGAGAGCAAAGGATAGTCCTTCGCGTCGATGTTGTAGATGGCGTCGGCGAGGTCTTCGCGGCGTCCCACTTGGGTGCGTTCAAAGGTGGCGGGCATGATCTTGGAAAAGGTGAAGTTTGAGGTTCAGGTTTTCCGCAAAAGGTCCGGGCTTCACAGGTCAGGCGGCATGCTTCAGACTGGCCACCGTGCTTTGCGCGAGGCTCATGGCGAGACTGGCAAAGGGAGCGGAGGCGTCAGAGGCAGATGCCTGGCGGCGAGCAGGCGGCGGGGGAGCAGGCGGGGCGACTTTCTTGGCGACGCTGGCGGCGGAGGGTTTGCTGCTGCCTTTCTTCACGAGCTCGTAAGCACCGCTTTCGAGCAGCTTTGCCACGGCGAGGCGGCCCAGAAGAAGGGCACGCTGCGGGCTCAAGCTGATCTCGGGATGCTCTGACTCGATCTCTTTCACGAGGGCATGGCGGCTGCTGGTGGCATCGAGCACGAAGGGATACTTCTTGCTGGCGATGGCCTTGGCATCGGCTTCCTTGGCCAGGCGGTCTTTCAGCACGCTGCGGGCTCTGTCGGCCTGCTTCAGCGCTTTCTCCATCTGGCGGCGGTATTGACGCACCTGCTGCGGGGTGTATTCCACCTCGTTGTCTTGCGCGTCCTTGCCGGTGTAGCCTTCCTGCTCGTGATCCTCGGCCCACTCTTTGGCTGCCTGCCATTGCGCTTCGAGCTGGGTCAGATCCTTTTCCGTTTTCACGGCCTCGAATCCTTCCGGCATGCCGTAGAGCGGCGTGCCTGCTGTGGTGCCCTGGCTTTCCAGCTCCTGCACACGGGCTTGGATTTTCTCAAGTTGCTCGCGCAGTTCGCGGTTTTTGGCCCGCGTCTTGAAATTATCCTTCTCCAATGCTTTGAGCTTGGCGGCGGCCTCCTTCGTGTCCTCGGGAGCGTCGTCATCGTCGCCTGCTTCCCCGTCGTCCGCATCGTCGTTGGATTCGTCAGCGTCAGATTCATCCTCGGCGGTCACCTCGGCGGAATCATCCTCATCGTCGGGCAGGATCGCATCGCGGTCCTGATTGGTCCCGTCCGTGTTGTTGGACTCATCGGCGTCATCGGTGCCCGCGTCGTTGTCATCGTCGGCTGTCGAGGTGACAGGTGGAGACTTCGGTTTCGCGGCGGCTTGTGTCGGCTGGCTTTTGGCCTT